ACCAATGCACCACCTGAAGTGAAAAATCCTGTGTTGGTGTTTGTAGACGTGGTCGTTGAATTCCATGTTGCGGAAAGGGTGCTGGTGTCTTTGGTGCCATACTTCAGATAGTAGAACTGTCTGGCGTATGCTTCTTTCAATTTTGCTTCTACTGATGCGTCAATAGTAGACTGGATGTTGTTCCTGTTGTTGAATGTAAACGTGAACTGCTGTACGGACTCTTCTCTGTACAATATTCCATCCTCGGCGAACACGCTGACGTTGGAATATGCACCCGTTGGATCGAGAATCTCCTTAGCCCGCGATATGCCTGATGCTGATCTGTTGACTGATCTTACCTTGACAATTTCCTGAGATGCACTCAAAGGGACCACTTGATAGTCCTCCGCCGTGATCATCCTGTTCTGACTGTAGTAAACCTGTGCGGCTTTTTCTCTGATTGAACTATTTGATTCTGTCGCCGCCGAGTTGTAAACACTTGATTTGAGACTGAGACTCATGGACAATGATTGTTGTGCACCATTGGCATCCGTGTATGGCACAGATAATTGTACGTTCTGCATGTCTGCTGACTGTATGGCGTACTTGGCGTTGTCACTAGTCCTGTAGTACGTCCTGAAACTACCAGAAGGTATGTTTGCAAAGTTGCCATCCCCGAATACTAGATCTATTGCGTCGTCATTTTTTGTAACCACATTGTAGATGTTTCTCTCTGACGTGGACAATGAATTATATATCGCATTGTTGCCGGACAGGGACGGAACTTTTGTCCATGCCTGTGACAACTGCCCAAATTGATCTAGTTTGTACAGCCACACATCTGTGTCATTGACATTTGGTGCATCAAGACTTTGTATGAAATTTGTGCTGGCGTTGTTGATAGTGAATTCTTCGCTAGACATCTTGCCCTGTTTAAAAAGGAAAAAGAATCCTGTGTTGTTTGAACTGTCACCCGACCCGTCAGTCCTGTAGGTGTATGTCAGCCCTGTGCCAGGTATAGGTTCAGACTCATACAGTGATTCACTATCTGTCAATGCTGTGGGCACTATCTCAAAAGATCTTGTGACTCCTCCCACTGACTTTTGAAAATTGAATATAGGCAAGTCCAACTGATTGGAAGCCAATGTGTATACCTCTGTGTCTATACCGCCTATCTTGGCCGACTCCCTCGGCTTGCCAAACAGTTGCCCGGTCTGGTTTGCCGCATTCAGTATTGTTGTGAATTGTTCCCTATAGTTTGAGTTTGCAGAATCATTCCATATAATGTTCGAATTTGCTAAATTAGTGCCTGTGCTGTCCAGCACGTCTTGTGTCGTTGATATTGCATCTACCTTTAGAACACCAGTGGCTGGTTTATTTCTCTTGGCATTGTAGTTGATCAACCTTGCCAATCTAAGTATCGAGTTCCTTCTCTCCGCTGTTTCAAGGAAGTTTTCCCTGGCATTCAGGTCAACCCTGAACGACAGTGCCTGTGATATGTAAGCGATTAGATCTATCAGTGCAACGTACTCAGAACTCTCAACGAAATCGTTGAAATCGTCTGGGTAGTTCTCTCTTAGATACGCCACCATGGTCCTTCTCAAGGTCTCAAAGTCGTAACTTTTGAAATCTGCCTGCTGGAACGCCTGGTAGATCTTTCTCCAATCTTCCGCGACTAATAATCTGTTCTGTCTATCTGTTGTGGCCATTGTAATTACAATGGTATTTATATGTTAGGAAATGTGCGTACTTTAAGATAGACGCAGAAGTGCGTTCTCATCAAAATTAAATCTCAGTTTTTCCGTTATGTCCAGGGGAACGTAGGTGATAGTGGCCTGTATGGCTATGCCCTTGTCTGCCTCTGAGACCAGTATTTCTTCGGTAGAAATACGTGGATCAGCGTTGAGATTAGCGGTAACGTCTTCCACAATCGCTTCTTTGAGTTGTTCGGTAAACGGTTCGAATATGGCATCGTATATAATTGTGCCAAATTCAGGATTTTCCACTCTTTCTCCCTTACGCACAGATAGTCTGTTGATGAGATCTTGCTTTGCAACCTCGAAGTCGTACTGCTTGAAATTATTTTTGTTTGCACGTGAACTGAAACCCTTGAAGGTCACTGACTTATTCGAAAGGTCTCCGCCTCCAGAACCTGAACCTGAACTTCCGTATGCCATTAATGTACCCTCCTAAATTCAACATCCACTTTACCATAATCTACAGCATAGTAGCCTGTGTCTGTCATTGTTCTCGCCCACGGAACCTCCTGTGCCATCACGCCCTCGTATGTTCCATCGGTGTGCTTGTATTTAAACGAATATATGTTGATGCCAGAGGGAGACTTGCCAATTAATTTTATGTCCTCTTTGAGTCTTGCATCACTGAATTTGAAACCTGAGAAGAAACTCTTGACCGAACTACCCAACTGGCCTAACTTGACTCCTATGTTTGTCCCCACGTTCTGCAGGAACGACTGGCCTCCCAACTGAGCATCAAAGGCGTTGTACAGTCCTGACTTGGTGGCCAGACCCTTGATTTGATTTATGCCAACTACCTGTCCGCCAATCACGCTCTTGTAGTTTTGTGTGATACTGGATAGGTTGGATATGGTTGCGGGAATGTTGCCTGCGGAAAGATTTCCTTTGAGTCCTTTTACAGCATTCAGACTGCTGTTGGCCAGATCAAAGCCACCGCCTACTCCTTCGAAGGTGTCTTTGCCAAGTGTGAACAGTTCACCCGCACTGTTGACAAACACGTTGTCCTTGAACAGGTCCTTGCTCACTCCTGTAAAATTATCTATCACCTGTGAAGTGAGACTGTCGGCTAGATCTTTAACATCAGAGTTCACATCTAATCCTTTGAACTGTTCTGTAATGCTGTCCTTGATGTCGAACGGCAGATTGGCCATTTCACTGATCCCGTAAAAATCGTTGTAGTTGAGTGAAAAATCGTCCAACAACTTCTTGGCCTTTGCTCCGTTGGTGCTGTTTCCCATATTCTTTTGCAGGAATGCCAGTTTATCCGCCTGGGCCTGAGCCTTACGAAGATTCTCGTCAGGACTAAGTCTAATTTGATGCCTCAAGTGCTCCGGAGTGCCTGGTGTCTTCGCTTGTTGTAGCCACTTCTTCTTGTCCGCTGGTGTATCGGGGATGATCCCGTCGCCTGTTATGGGCTGGAAATTTGGCATGGGCTCGTGTGTCACCAACTTGTGAACAGTCGTCTTGGTTTTGGCTGTGAATGGTTTCAGCGGTCGCTGTCCCCCCTTACCGGTTAAGTTGACATCACCTTCATCACGCAGTTGCAGGCCAACTTTCTTTTGTGTGAGCCATGATGGCCCCCATTGGTCAATTCCTCCACCTGCTTTGCCCATTGGTGCATTCAAATGCACCTGTTTACCTTGTAGGTGAAACTGGCCGGCGGCACCGTGTAGTTGTGATCCCAGTGTGAATGATGATATGGCCGACTTGGCGTAACTCTGTATGCCCCCGGATGGTGAACTTTGTAGAACACCCTTCTCGCCGATGGTTAATATCGCTTCGGCACTCTGTATCATCTCCTTGGCCGAGCTCATCCTGATCTGTCCGTTGGCGTGCATGTTGATGTTGAGATCCGCATGCAGGTTGAAGTCACCATGGGTCCTCATGGCTATTCCTCCTCTGCCCGAGTACATGTGGATCCTACCGTCTTTGTGCATTTCGATGTATGACTCGCCCGAACCGTTGGCTATGTACACCACACCCGCTGTGTCATGCATCAGCAACTGGTGTCCAGATGCAGTCCTCAATCTCGTGAGTTGGTTGGTACCGTCTAATGCACCGTCGTCCATGACGAAACTGTGTCCAGGAGCCCTGTCTGGTCTGACTTCTGCTCCCTCCGGTCCTATGTTCTTCTTACGGCTATCCGGAAGCACCCTCCCTGGTGTGTTGATGCCGAATACCTGGCTTGGTGATTCTCTCCTGGCTGAGCTGGACGTGGTTCCCTTGATCGGGTCCCCGACCAGTCCCTGGGTCATGAGTTGATCTGCCAGGATGTCATTGATCGGATACTGTAGGCTGTTGGCGAACTCCTCGGTCTGTGCCTCCCCCAGCATCTTTCGATTCTTCTCACCCACTGGCAAGAAATCCGTGCCGTAGTTGGTCTGTCCTGACTTTGCTAGTTCTTTAGCGTCTTGTTTGGACCTTATGGTGTCACTGGAACTGCCGTATCCAGGCACCTGGTGATTGGTCAGTGGCTCTTGCACACAACCTATCCAAAACGCTTTTTTCACAGACTGCTCTCCCTTGGCGAATATCACCAGCACCTGCGTGTCTATGTCCGGTGGCACGAACCACATTCCATAGGAGTGCTGTGTGCCCTTGTAACTGTCTGGATCTGACCGGGTGTTGGCCTCAACACTCTTGGCACCGTAGAACGGTGAAAGGTACTGACACCATATGCAGTCGTTGATCGTTGGATTGTTGGTCAGCGACAGCTCTGGAATGTTCACTCCCAACCTGCCCTGTCGGATCGGGTCGTCCACGAACTTGACCGTGCCCACATAAGGGCCAGGGTCCTTGCCCGCAAACTTCTGATCGAAGTTCTTCATGTTGTCGTGTGTGTCTACAAACCCTACCATGTTTTATATTTCCTCTCCAATTAATTCTTCGGCTAATTTTCCTGCGTCATCTACACCATCTTCTTTACCTGTAATATTTGTTTTGTCATCTAACGCTGACGTCAACTTGCCGGCCGCCTGTTGCTGTATGTCGAACAGAGGTTCGCCTGCTCCGCTTTGATTGTTTAGCCTCACACAGGTCAGTGTCTGCAAGAACTGGCCATCGGAGAATTTGCTCTCTATCTTGACCACCTGGTAGACACCAGCGAAGAACCGGTTCTCCTCCGGGGCAGTGCTCTTGGCCTCGAACATCACGCCTGTCCTGTCATTGACGTCATCCGGTAACCTGTAATTTAATTCCATCAGTGGGGTGTGTGTATCCACGTTGAACGATCCTGTCGTGGTGTCATACATGCCCTCACTTTTCATGGCATCACCCTGCTTGTCCAGGGGTATGAACTGGTCCTGACAGATGTAGGCCGGGTCTCCCAATATGTCCATTTCTATCCTCATCATGTCCACTGTGGGGTTGGTCAGGTAGTCATAGAATTCCTGGGCACGTGCCTTCTTGGCTTTGTCCTTTGTGGCGTTCCCGAAGACGCTGGATCCTTTCACTATGCTGGGAGACGATCGCAGAGTGGTCACATCGGCCTTATCTGGATCGCCGCCGCCGAGCAGTTTGGTAGCGATGGTGTCTAACTTTTCCTTGACTATTTCCCAAATACCGTTTGCATCCTTCTTCTGTACCTCTACCGTGTTCCGCTGGTAGTAGGCAGTCTTGTAGTTGATACGCAAACTCTGTATGTCCGTGTTGGCGCCTGTGTACAGGTAGTTGTACTGTTTTTTCACGGCGGACTTGGCCGACTGCTTGGACAATATTATGCCAGGTCTCATGAACTTCAACACATGAATCCTGTATGGTATAATCTTGTACGTGACAATCTTTCTGTGCATCTTGTTGATAGTGTCGAATTGGCTGTAATCGGTCTGTACGCTGGTTTTGATCTTGAACCAATCAACGAAACTGTTTTTGCTGATGATCTCTTCCAAATCGTTGCTTTCGAGGAATTTCCTTATGTTCTCCTCTGATGCGTCCTCACGACGTTTGATGGCACCGATACGTCTCAGGTACGCGGTCCAGAAGTCAGATGCGAGGTCCTCGTATCCCAAGGTGCCCCTGACCATGTCTTCCAGCAATTTGGTTATGCTGGTAAGACTGCTTATCTGTGCTTCCCCCAATGTGATTGTTATTTTGTCGTTACGCCCTTTTTTTGGGGGTACTTTAGGGTTACCACCTCCTGGGACAAAGGTGTTACGCACATCCTTGTCGCCGATGTATCCTTCGCTGAGTCTAAGCACCCTGTCGTCGAACTCTATCCTGTACTCGTCCAGGACCGTACGCACCTGGTGTTCATCCCTCTCATTTAATATCTGTTTGTTGAGCTGTTCGGCCAATTGCTTGCCCGCGTCGAACAGTGTGTCGGCTTTGATCTCTATCTGACGCCTTGGAAACTTGAACCTGTCATCGAACGCTATGTCGTTGATACGCACCGCGGTCACATCATAGATGGCACCGCCCTCGTTGACGTCCAGTTCCACCCGTGTTATCAGTATGGGTATCTTCCTGACCGTGGCCTCGTCCTTCACTGCAATGCCGTTCTCGTCGAATCCCTTGAACTCTATGGTCAACAGCACGGGGGCATCTAGGTGATCCCTGTAGCCATTGATCCTCGCCGCACCACGCACCTTCTCAATGAAGGAAATACCATAGGGCTCGTGCAGTTTGAACGACATCTTGACAAAATCCGCCATTCCACGCTCCTCGCCAGGACCAACGGTGGACAGCATGTTGACTTCCTCTATGAAGATGTCCCTGCCCTTCTTGAGAACGCCCACGGAATTTGCGAAACTCGTGTTCTCGTTGGCTGTCTGTTCTTGCAGGTTGGGGTTACTCGCTGTCCTGATTCCTGATCCACTCTGATTGATGTCAGCGCCTATGCCCGATGAACGTGCTATCACGTCATGCACAGGATTTTGCAGGAATGTATGATCATGCAGTTCCCGTTCATTGACTCCACTCAGCGTGAACAGTGTGGTGTATGACGCGAACTTGTGCAGTACGTTAGGAAGCAGTCCTGCACTTAAAGATCCACCTGCACCCGTATCCGCTCCTTTTGAGTTTTTGTTCTCTCCGGAATAATTAGTGCCAGTTGCAGTGCCTGATTCAACTTTCTCTTTGTTTTGGTTGTAGTTGTCTTGAAATTTTTTGCTCAACCCCCCCTTAACCGGTCTCACAAGGTTTTCATTGTTCTTGAAGGTGTTTTCGATCTTGCTGGTTGTCTTTGATGCTCTTTTTCCTTTTGGATTGTTATCGCCTGCGGCCATACTATACTCCTAGGTCACGACTTATGTTGGCCGGTTTCGGCAACTGTATGGTCACTCCTGGTCGGAAGTCGTAGATGGGATCCTCTATCTGGTTGGGGTTACGCTGAGCGAACACCCACCAAAGCCTCGGTGAGCCGTACAGGTCATAGGCCAGCAGGTCCGGCCTGTAGGCGTATGTCCTCTCTATGGTGTATGTCTGGTCATCGTCCTCTATGGCAAAACGCCTTCGAACAAACGTTCCCAGGCTGATAGCATTCTGTGGTGTATCGAAGTAGGGTGATGTTCTAGAGTACTTGGCCATTAAATAAATCCTATCTCCCCGTCACCGTTGCCATTCAGGTTGCCTCTTGCGAATTCTGCCAGAGAGAAGTTTTTGATGGAATCCCTGCTGTACACCGGAGTGACCAGCACAGAAATGTTGGACAGTGTCGGTGCCCACGTCTGGGAATCTGTATTGTCAATTTTTACCTGGCTCGCCAACTTAGGATCAACCTGTCCTGGTTCATACCCTTGCTCAATTTTCTGGCTTGTTGAGATGTAGTCTATGCCCTCTCTGAGTTCAATGTTCATTGAGTTTACCACAACCGGTACCTTGTTGAACATGTGATCACCGTAGCCTGACAAGTGCAGTATCGGTGGTGGGTTTCCTTTCAATCCCGAAGCATCATCTTGGCCAAAGAACATTTTGGTCACTGTCCTCAGGAAATTCACTGTGGCCACCCAATGCCTTGCATCTTGGGAATTTTGAACTGGAAATTGACCAATTATATTCAGGGAATCGATCTGTGAGTTCTGGTAAGCCTGGAACGGATAGTTGCTGTGTGTCTGTGCCAGCGGATTGTAAGTGGCCTGGTGTTGTATCTGCATCGTGGGTGTCAATGGCCAGAACATACCACGCGAAGGCACCAACGGTTCCAACAGTTCGTTGTCCGCCATTATTGCGTTGTAAACCGCTTGGGCCTGGTTTGGTATCTGTAACCGCACACGCCAGTCTCTCGAGTTGTAACGACCAGACCACTTGGCCTTGGTCATCTTTAGTCGAGAGTCGTTCGGAATACCAGCACCAGTGAGCCTGGCCAGGGTCCTGTCGAAAATGTTGGTTCCCACACTTTTGGCTATCTTGCCTATTTCTCCAAATTTCATATTAACGGTTGCTTTCCTTTGTAAAATTTTGTATACTTTAACTATATTTATAGGCATTATTCTAGGCGCATTTAATTCACCATACGGCACGATTCAACAGACCTGTTTGTGGTCAATCTCAACAATATAAAGTAAAGGAACCATGAAGAGAGTCAAGTACCTAAACAATCGAGATCTGCTGGCACAGATACACGCCAGCAAGAACACCTACTGTTCGTATGTTTCGCCGGAGGATGCCCAGTACGATATCATAGTGCCAAACTTGAAGAAAGTCAACGTGAGGACCATAGCAGAGGCAAAGAAGAACAAGGCCAAGAGACTGACCCAAGAGGCATGGGAACAGGCCAAGTCCGAGGGCAAGAAAAAAATTAAACTGGTCGACTACACAGTATCACCAAGGAAGATCGACAAGACGGATCTGGTTTTCAGGGTCATGATGTTTGACCATGTGCCCATGGACGACGAAAGGAAGAAGAACCCAAAGACCACTGCGGATCATCACAGCAAGGTGAACTTCCCCCCTTTCCAACACTACAAATTAGACAACAAAGGCAAACTGGTGTGCGTGGGCAAATCGCACTGGGTCGGTGGAATGAGCAACGGGAACTTCTCGGTGGATCATGGAAAGATGACCAACCAACTGGCCATGATGTACATGAAGTTGTGTGAGAGATACGGCACCAGGGCCAACTGGAGGGGTTACACCTACAATGACGAGATGCAGTCACAGGCACTGATGCAGTTGAGTCAGATCGGTCTGCAGTTCGACGAATCAAAATCAGACAACCCATTCGCCTACTACACCGCGGCGATCACGAACAGTTTCACGAGGATACTGAACATTGAAAAGAAGAATCAGTCGATCAGGGATGACCTCCTGGAGTTCAACGGCATGATGCCAAGTTTCACCAGACAGAACGAGAACGAGACAGCAGGTCCTTCATATCAGAAAAAGATGAAGACCGCACACGGTGACGTCCACCAGGTAAACAAGACCACGCTGGCCAAACTCAACAAGACACTGAAGAAGAAGGGCAAACTGGATTCTGAGGACTTCGCGGATGTCAAGTTCAAAAACAAGATAGACATGACCAACCACAAACCTGTTGTAAAAAAGAAATGGTAACATATGTTTTTTAAGAAAGTAGCATGTTTCACGGACATACACTTTGGGATGAAGGGCAATAGTCGTGTACACAACGACGACTGTGAAGCATTCATCCATTGGTTCATTGAACAGGCAAAACTGCACGGATGTGAGACCTGTATTTTCCTCGGCGACTGGCACCATCACAGAGCAAGTACCAACGTCTCGACGATGAACTACACCGTTTCTAACATGGAACGTTTAGGGCAGGCATTTGAGAAAGTGTATGTGATAATGGGCAATCATGATCTGTTTTACAGGGAAAAAAGGGAAATAAACTCAATGGAATTCATAAGGAATATTCCAAACATACATCTTGTGAACGAATGGCTTGTCGAGGATGACGTTGCGATCATTCCATGGATCGTGGGAGATGAATGGAAAAGAATTGAAAACATGAAACAGCAGTATGTGTTTGGACACTTCGAACTGCCCTACTTCAAAATGAACGCCATGGTGGAAATGCCAGACGTTGGTGGCATACAGACGGAGCACTTTGCAGGCTGTGGACAGGTGTTCTCAGGACACTTCCACAAAAGGCAGGTAATGAAGAACGTGACATACATGGGCAACGCTTTCCCACACAACTACGCAGATGCTTGGGATGACGACAGGGGCATGATGATCATAGAAATGGGTGGCAAGCCCAAATACATAAACTGGCCCGACATGCCAAGATACATCACAATAAAAGTTTCTGAATTGTTGGAAGACCCAGACAAGTATCTCAAACCCAAGATGTACGTGAGGGTGACCCTCGATATCAAGATTTCGTACGAAGAGGCAAACTTCGTCAGGGAAACATTCATAGACAAATATCAGTTGCGAGAACTACAACTGATCCCTGAGCAGGTAGACAACGCACGGCAACCACTGGTGGAAGTGCAGAAGTTTGACAGCGTTGATCAAATCGTTGTCAAACAATTACAAGGAGTAGATTCGGAAGTCTATGACAAGAACGTATTGACAGCAATTTACAACGATCTAGATGTCACGAATTAGTAAAAGAAAATTGATCAGAGTCCTGAAAGGAGAACTGGAAGAGGATGTAAACAAAGAATCATTGCTGGATCGAATGGCAAAGCCCGTTACACAAGAACAGTGGCTAAAAGGTTACAAGAGATGGGTTGAACAGCACACACTTTCAACGCCTCCAGAAGTTTACGAGGCAATAGAGAACTTTGGCAAAAAGAAACGTAGAAGAAAAAAGAATGTTAACGATTAAAGAACTTACAGTAAAGAACTTCATGAGTGTGGGCAATCAAGTCCAGGCCATTGACTTCTCTAATAAGAGCCTAGTACTGGTTATTGGTGAGAACATGGACCTAGGTGGTGATGATGCCGGTGCTAGGAATGGTACAGGTAAAACTACAATCATAAATGCATTGTCATATGTGTTCTTTGGCGAAGCATTGACCAACATCAGAAGAGATAACCTTGTGAACAAAACCAACGAGAAGGGCATGTTGGTAGGTGTAAAATTCATGAAAAATGGAGTCACATACACAATCGAAAGAGGACGGAAGCCACAGATATTCAGATTCTACGCCAACGACATCGAACAGAACACAGAGAGCAACGAAGCACAGGGCGAGAACAGAGAAACGCAAGTGGAGATCAACAAGTTGATGGGAATGACACACTCCATGTTCAAGAACATAATTGCATTGAACACATACACACAGCCGTTCTTGTCAACGAAACAGGCGGAGCAAAGGGAAATTATAGAGCAGTTGCTTGGTATCACACTGCTTTCACAGAAAGCAGATCTCTTGAAAGAAAAACAGAAGGCCACAAAACAGATGCTGACGGAAGAAAAATTGAAAATCGACGCCAGGGTCGCCAGCAATGAAAAGATACAGGAATCCATAGAAAGCCTACAGATCAGATCAAATGCTTGGGCAAAGCAAAAAGACGATGACATAAACAGTTTCAAAGAAGCAATAGCGGAACTAGACAAAGTGGACAGTGAGATAGAGATAGCCAAGCACAAGAAACTGCAGAAAAGATCCGAACTACAGAACATGCTGAGAAGTCTAGAGAAAGAAAAGGCATATCACGAAGATTCGTTGACAAAAGCAGAAAGCACAGTAACAAAGACAAATGCGGACCTCGAATATGCAGAGCAACAGAAATGTCCAACGTGCGAACAAGAACTACACGACGACAAGCACACACATCTTGTTGACAAACTAAAGGTACAACTCACAGAGTCCACAGACTACGTGACAAAATTAAAAAAAGACCTAGCAAAAATACAACAGGGCATAGACGAGGTGGGAGATCTCGGTCAGATTCCAGACACGTACTATGACACCATAGATGAAGCATTCAATCACAAAGGATCCTTACAGGATCTCAAACGACAGTTGGATCAGACAGAGAAGAAAGAGGACACATACGCAGAACAGATAGCGGAAATGAAGAAATCTGCGATACAAGATATCGACTACGAAAAAGCCAACGAACTAGAGGACCTGCACAGACATCAAGAGTTCCTATACAAACTGCTGACAGCCAAAGATTCATTCATAAGAACAAGGATCATAGAACAGAACTTGACATACTTGAATCAGAGACTGGCATACTTCTTGGGCAAGGTCAAACTGCCACACACGGTCACTTTCCAATCAGACCTAAGTGTGCGTATCGAGGAGTTGGGTAGAGAACTGGATTTTGATAACCTAAGCAGAGGAGAGAGAAACAGATTGATTCTGAGTCTGAGTTGGGCATTCAGAGATGTGTGGGAAAGCCTTTATCAACAGATCAACTTGCTGTTCATTGACGAACTGGTGGACGCAGGCATGGACATATCCGGTGTTGAGAGTTCTATGGCAGTGCTCAAAGACATGAGCAGGACACAAAAGAAAAACATATTCCTGATATCTCACAAGGACGAATTGGTAAGCAGAGTGAACTCTGTATTGAAAGTAGTTAAAGAAAATGGTTTTACCAACTATGCCAACGATGTCGAAATGGTAGTCTAATACTGTTCTAGTATTTTTGCAATACCAACATTTTTGCCATCTTTTTTTGCAGTGTGGATAAAATTAGTCTTCTCTAGATCTAATGTATCACAAATCTCATTGTAATTATTCATATGTGTTGTCCACGCATAGTCAACATGTACACTATCAAAAATATAATCTGCACAATTGATAACGTTTTGATTTATCCAACCGTACTTGTGATTCCTTACTGTGATGGGATCTATTGTTTTTTGTTTAGAAAGCCTGATGCCAAACTTGTTCCATTCAAACCCAGACTTGGTTATACTGAAAGCAATACTTTTGATACTAGGATGAGATAGATCAATGCCGAAGTTCTTGGTTGCTGTGTACCATGCGGCATCTATGTGTATTTCTATATTTTTGTTCTCGCATGTTTTTGTAAACTCATTCCAATCGGGCCTTGTATTGCCAAAATTATAGTTAGGCAAGGACACTAGAACAATACTGTTAGGTTGCAACTGACCTACTGTTGTACCTTTCATTCCAAAAAGAGAATAGTATGAATACTCGTCATTCAGCACCTGGTACGTTTTTCCTCTGGAAATAAAATTGTTGATGAAGTCTGTGCATCCGTAGGTGAGATCTATTTCACAATTTTCGGTGTGGATTACGGAATTGAGTTTGCTGTCTAAAAACCATTCCTTTGCTTTGTGCCTGATGTTTTCTACAGAAACTATTTTGCTGTTTACTGAATTAAACCAATCATTTTTTATTTGGCTGATTTTTTTATCTTTAAAATGTAACAGTTTGTCTGTCAGCAACTCTTTACGAATATCTTGCATAAAGACTCACCCTCCCATCATCCATTACTTCGTCTACGCCATGGATACTGTGTTCGTTGTTGAGTAGTGCATATCCTTTATTCGTTTCGAACTTAAATGTGTGAATTTTCTGTTTGTTTTTTCCATAGAGACTGGTCCCCACTTTATTGTCATCCAGATATATCTGTAATGCAAGTTTGATGCGGTCGTCATCTGTGTGGGGCCGCATGGAATACCCGGCATTGTCTCTCCATATGTCAACGCTGTCAAACGTCAACGATGTTTGAAATTTTTTTTCCAGAGCAGTGGTTATAGAAGTGTGCATGAAAAACACCTTTAATCTTTTCATTATATCAGCATCATAAGACAACCTCAGTCTCGGCTTGTGTGACTGCTTTTCCAATCTGAAGAAATCATTCTTGTTCAAATTGGTAAGTTGAGTTGGCACAGAATCACCAAAAAAATTAGTGTATTCCTGATAGTGTATGCCATCTGAAATTACCAAGGGTGCTTTTTCTATTGACAAAACCACATCTTGTGTGCTTAAATTAAACATATGTTAATTAATTATATCGTACGACAATAGAAGGAGAAAAAACATATGTCAAATGAAACACATGATGCTATCATGACAGCGATTCAGACTTACTCAGAAGAGAATGGGAAGTTTGTTGATAAAGGTGTAAAAGCCTCTGCAACGAGAGCCAGAAAGGCTTTAGCAGAATTATCTAAACTGATCAAAGCAAGAAGAAAAGAAATTCAGGAAGTTAAGAACGCGGCCAAGACAGCGGCGTAATCAATTGAATTGCAATTTTATTGACCCTCGGCTTTAATTAGTCGGGGGTTTTTTACGACTTCATGATTCCCTTGCCATGCACCCTCACACGGATATGGCCATTGTAGTAATCATTGGTTTCTAGTACCTTGCGTGAGAACTGCTCACGTGCCTCAACGTATGACAATTCTGCCTTGGACCTGCAGTAGAAAAGTATCTCCCTTGTGAACTTGTCCTTGCCAAGTCTGTTTACATCCAGCGTCAAATCATCACTCGACCCATAGTAGTCTTGCCAGTCGGAATCCACTTTGTACCTACGCTTGTTCTTCCTGCCCTTGAGTGGTGGTCGGCTTCTCTTGAACCTTGCCAATTTCTTACCAATGTACATCCTGCCGTTGGTGGTGTTGGTTATGAGATACACAAACCCAACTACCTCTTCCGGTATTGTGGTCACTTCAGTGTTTTTATACATCCATCCCATACTAGTTTTTCCCACAATGCAAGTCACACCTGTATAACCTGCCCTCTTTGACTGTTTTCTTACGCCATGATTCCTTGACTAATGTAAACCAGGACACTGCTTTTTCCAGTCCGTGCGTCACACCGTTGTTCTCGGCGTTGTTCATTAATTGCTTCAGTTGTTTGTTGCCGTGGTACAAATCATCGTTGTACTTTTGCGGTGAGAATCCTAACCAACAGCAAGGGTATATGTCTCCCGTCGAAGACATGAATATTTTTTTATCACGTAATGCTTGACACACAATTCTGTTTTTTTCCTTGACGTCTGAGCGCCAATCGTGTGCCGCCTTCCACTGTAATAATTCACGGGCATCTAATGGTTTCCTGTGTGGAGGTTTTCCAATGGTGTGACTGTGACTGCCATCATTTTTGAACACGAATGCATCATTTCTTCCGTCGTTGACCAATTTGAAATCATAAAATTTCATGTCCTTTGCAAGTTTGCTACACTCCACTGTTTGGTGTTTGTTGTGGTCGAACACAATCATTTTCCAAGTGGCCCTGCCCCCGGCATCTATAAATGCTTTGGCGTTTTGTATCACTCGGGAGAATGTCGTCCCGATCCTGTGTAGACTGTGTGTATCTTCCATACCATCGAGAGCGAAAAGCACAACGGGATCGCTGTCGGCAAGTTTCCTCCAAAAGTCACTGTTGCGAGAATGTCCGTTGGTGTTAATTTCTATGTCCATGTCTTTGTTATTGTGCCTGAGGTATTCAACTATCTCCACTGCTTCTGGATTCATGTTGAAATCACCTAGGTTTCCGTTGAATTTAACATCTTTAAGTTTGCTGATAAATTGTTCGTTGAAAATTTTTTTGAAATTTTCTAGGGTCATGTTTGTGACTGCATACCCGGCGTTGTGTTTCATACCATAGAAATTCCTCGGACACATAGGACATGACGCAACGCAATGGCTGGAAATTTCCAAGTCAAGGGATTTTATTTCGTTCACAGAGAGCATGACTGGTATTTAAAGCCAAAAAGATTGACCTAGAAAGAAAACTCGTATAAACAAGTGCGATAGGCAAACTACAATTTCTTAAAAATTTCCAACAGGCAAACATAGCATCGCAACCAGTGAGCAAGGAAATGCGGCTAACAAGCGACAGGTGAATCCTTAGATGCACACAGCAAAAAATGATGGGGCTCTTAGAAAAAGTTAATCCCCAGGTCCGCCAAGAACTATTATGCAGGGGTTTGACGGGCTCGCGTTGTAATGAATGAGCTAACGGGTACAGCACAACCGCCCGACTACGGTAGCGATGTATAGTGACTGCGAACTCACCACAGGGTTCAAGTCGGTTCGGCTAGAAATAGCCGAATTGTGACTGCTCATCTACCACAGG